TCCCCGACAAGGCAGAAGAAATTGCGCAAGTTGCTCCGGCAAGCTATCCCGAATTGGGCGGCAGCGGCACTGTAGCTGATCTTCTGACTGTGGTGGAAAGCTGGCGGCTTCCTACGCAGAAGGGTGAAAAGGACGGTTATCATGCAATCATTGTCGGCGATGTTGTATTGGAAAAGGGCGTTTACGAGAAAGACTACTTTCCGTTCGCCAAAATCCCATATGCACGGCGACCGCTTGGTTATTGGGGGCAAGGGGCAGCGGAAAGGCTGCAAACTCTGCAGGGTGAAATCAACCGCCTGATGATCACTATTCAAAAGAACCTGTGGATGGGTTCTGGTTTCAAAATCTTCTCTCACGTTACCGACAAAATCCCTACGCAATACTTCAATAACGATGTTGCACCAATTATCAAATGGGCAGGGGAACACGCTCCCATGTATGTGGCCCCGCAGCTGGTGCAGCCTGAAATTTATCAGCAGGTGGATGCACTGATTGATAAGGCTTATCGGCAGGAAGGCGTGTCGCAAATGGCGGCTGCTTCCATGAAACCGCAAGGGCTGAATTCCGGGAAAGCATTGCGGGAGATGGACAACATCGAGGCCGACCGCTTCTTGTTTGTTCAACAAGACGTTGAAGAATTCACTTTGGAAGTGGCACGGCAATGCATTGAAGTTGCCAAAGACATCTACAAAGAAAAGAAAAAATATGAAGTGTGCTTCCCGAGCAACACTTTCTTGCAAACTATCGACTGGAAAGACATCAACCTGGAAGCTGACGAATACGTTCTGAAGGCTTATCCGACCAGTTCATTGCCCGAAGATCCAAGCGGCAGACTTGAGACTGTGACTGAATTCATGCAAGCAGGGCTTGTGTCTCCTCGTGCTGGCAGGAAGTTGCTCACGATGCCTGACATTGAAATGAGCGATTCGCTTGCCAATGCCAAGGAAGATTTGCTGCATAAGACCTTTGAAGCCATGCTTGATGAAGGTGAAAAAGCCTACAGAGCGCCTGAACCAGAATGGGATTTGCAGTTGGCTGGTTCTATGGTTCTTGACTACATTGCTTATGCAGAACTGCACAACTGCCCACCTGAGAACATTGCACTTCTGAGAAGGTTCAATGAGCAATTGGGAGATTTGGTAGGGGCCACGCAGCCGCCTATGCCCATGGCTGGCGCTCCGGGTGCGCCGCCGATGGCTAATCCCATGCCCACGCCCACTTCCCAAATGCTACCAAACGTCAACACTCCGCCTATTGGAGCAGCATGAAAAAGAACACCAAGGTTGTCGGTAACATCAAAACGATGGGTGGAGCATTTCTCCAATACTTCACCTATTTTCTGATCTTCCCTGATGAAACCGTGTGGGTGGATCAGACGCCTTTTGCTGGCAGGTTGGATGATGAATTGAACCGCGTGATTTTTGGGCGCGTTCCCAAGTTGCGCAAAAGTCTTTTGAACACGGGAGAGTGTTCTTGGAAGGATCAAAACGGAGTTTGGCATCGCATCAAGGTAGAAAAACGACGAAGGCCAAAAGTGTGGGGCAGGGGAAATGATTATGCCAAGCATGATGGCTATAGGGAGTAATTGAATGTCTAGAGAAGCAGCCATGGCCGCAGCAACGGCAACCATTCCGACTGGAACAAATGAAGCTGTGGCAGTTGCCGCCGCACCTGAAACACCCGCAACAGAAGCCGCTGCACCTGCAGCAACATCGAAAGAAATTGATTCGGCACGGTTTGCAAGGCTGGCAAAGAGAGAAGCAGAGCTGCAGGCTATCCGGGAACAGGTAAAGAAAGACCAGCAGCAAGCGCAAGATGTTCTACGCAAGGCCAAAGAATTCGACGAAATGAAGAAGTCTGATCCTGTCTCTGCCTTGAAAGCCATTGGCTTCACAGAAACGGACATCATCAATTTCCTTTCTGATGGGCAGGAAGTGGAACAGACGCCAGAACAGAAGGCGGCAGCCGCAGCCCAAGCAGAGATAAAGAAGTTTGAAGAAAAGCAGGCGCAGAAAGCCAAAGAGGAACAAACCCGGCAAGATCAGCAGTTGATCACCAACTTGCGCAAGCGCATTGGTCAGACAATCACTAGCGATGCAGACAACTTGGAATTCTGTTCTTTCATGGGGGCAGAAGCAGAAACGCTTGTCTATGAGCTGATGGCTACTGACTTGCGGGAGAGAAGAAAGACTGATGCGAACGCCACTTTGATGCCGATTGCAGACGCGGCCAAGGAAGTGGAAAGCTATTTGGAAGGGTATTACAAAGGCATGGCAAATAAAGTGAAAAAGCTGAATCCCCAAGAAGCAACGCCACCCGCTGCGGCAGCTCCGCCACCCGCTTCCAGCCGCACCATTTCCAATCGAGCAACTGCCACGGCTGCCAGCACTATTCCCAAAGCCGAAACCATGTCAGAGAAGCGGCAGCGTTTGATTAATATGATCAAACAGAATGGCTTGCGTAGGTAGTTACTTTGCTGCATACTGAAAGCATCGTTTCTGCTGTCTTTCCTTAGACACACTTGCCCGATAGATTCGCCATGGGCACCAAAGACAGAATAATAAACATTATTCATTTGGAGAACCCATGGCGAACATTACGCAGGCATCCGTTTCTGGTATTTTAAAAGAACTATATGATGATCAGAAGGTTCAGTGGCTGACCTATAAGGACAACCCCTTCCTTGCCATGATCAAAAAAGAAGAGATGTTCCCCGGCAAATACTATCCTGTGCCGGTAGTTTATGGGCTGTCGCAAGGTGCTTCTGCCACCTTCTCGAATGCCTATAACAACCAAACCAGCCCGAACGTGGCAGAATTCCTTGTTACCCGCGTTTCGGACTTCTCGCTTGCCACGATTGATGGCCAGCTGCTTGCTGCCGCTCAAACTGATCCTGGTGCCTTCATTGACGGTGCCGAGCTGATGATTGACGCAGCCTTCCAAACCGCTGTGAACCGCGTGGCTTCTGCTCAATTCCGCAACGGTGCTGGTACGATTGGCCAAATCTACTCTGTTACCTCCCTTGGTGGCGGAAGCTACAGCGTTCAACTTGTGAACGTAGATGACGCTGTGCAGTTTGAAATCGGCCAAGTGCTGGTTGCTGTGCAGAACGTGGATGGATCGGGAACCGCTCCGGTTGACGTGGCTTCTGTTACCGCTGTGAACCGCAATAGCGGCGTCCTGACGGTGAGCTGCGGAACGAACATCGTTGCCGATTGGCCCGCCAATTACTTCCTGGCTGTGCAAGGTGACTTGCCCACGACCAGCAACAACAACTTCCAACCTTCCGGTTCCAGCACCACCAACAGCCTTCTGAAGATTGCTGGTCTGGCTGCTTGGCTGCCGATGGCTGGCCCCGGTGGTTCTGATTCGTTTTTCGGTGTGAACCGAAACCTTGACGTTCAGCGTCTTGCTGGTGTTTCTTTCGACGGTTCGCAGCTGTCGCTTGAAGAAGCCCTTCTGCAAGGCACTGGCCGCATCGCTCTGAACGGCGGTCGGGTTGATTCGGGCATCTGCTCTTATTCGACCTATACTGCGCTGATCACCAGCCTTGGCAGCAAAGTGCAATACATTGATGAGAAAATCGGTGAAATCGGCTTCCGTGGTGTGCAAGTGAACGGTGCCAACACTGTCATGAACATCTTCCCGGATCGCAACTGCCCGGATGGTGTGATCTATGCTCTTGAGATGGATAGCTGGGTGCTTCGTTCGCAGAACGCTGCTCCGCACATTCTGAAGTACATGGATGAAATCGAAATTCTCCGCGTTCCTGGTGTGGATGCTGCCGAACTGCGGGTTGGCGGCTACATGAACCAGTACACCAACAAACCCGGTCACAACGGCGTGATCAAGGTTCAAATTCAACAGTTCTAATCAGTGATTTTCCGGGCTGTGATGGTTTGCTTCTCAACTGTCACAGCCCTTTTCTTGGACGAGAAGGCTGCGCCGTGATGGGGATTGCTGCGCTTCTACCTAACCTCAGGGAGTTTCTATGTCGAACCGGAGAGATATACAGTTTTTTTACACGCCTCATAACCGCGCCACTCTTTTGGATTGCAACTTTGTGGTTGCTTCTACTGATGCTGGCGGCTTGGGTGTCACCGGATTGAATCAAGGCGGTCGGATTGCCACGGTGTTCATGCATACCACGGCTTCTGTGGGCACCGCGCCGAATGGCCAAGTGAACCCGAACCCCGCTGCTGGCTTAATCCAAGTCACGCTGCAAGACAACTACAACAAGTTTCTGAACCTTGAATCGTCTTATTACTCTCCCGTGACTGGCGCTGCCATTAACGTGAGCGGTGTGGGCGCTCTCACTGTTGGTGTGGTCTATGTGATCACTTCCTTGGGTTCGACCACGGCTGCACAATGGTATGCCTTGGGCATTCCTGCCAATCTTGTTCCCGCTGTCGGCATGTCGTTCATTGCGGCTGCCACCACAGGAGCTGGTTCGGGCCAAGTGAAAGCTGTGGCTGCGGCTGGTATTGATCACATTGAACTAGTTGGCAACCCTGCCATCATGAATAGCGCCTACCCGCAAGCGGGCACCGGCAATGGCATGGTGATTCAGCTGGCTTGCTATAAAAACGGCGTGTTGACCGCTCCGGCTGATGGAACGCAAATCAACCTTGCCTTCTATCTCAACAACTCTGCCCAAGGGGTTTAATTGTGATCATTCCTGAACACAAGAAAGCCATCACCACTATCATGGCGCGGCGTCATCCCGATGGGGAAGTGACTGCCGCTCCTATGAAGCCTGAAATGGTGAAAGGTGAAGATGGGGAAGTTGATGGGCGGCATGTTGCTGCTCAAGACATCATGGCTGCTTTCCATGAGAAAAGCCCTGAAAAGCTGATGCATGCTCTGGCCAATTTCCATGACTTGCATGCAGCTCACCAAGCCAAAGAACCTGAAGCTGAAGAATAAGGGGCAATCATGCTTCCGGCACCGACTGGTTTTCAGTTGTTTGATCAACAGGGGCAAGTCTTGCTTACTTGGCAAGCTGTCTCCGGTGCCGTGTCCTACACGGTCAACCGCTCTCCCGACAATGTGACTTTCACTGTTTTGGCGAGCGGTGTGACTGCAGTGCAGTATGTGGACAGCATTCTGCCCGCAAATGTCGGAACCGTGTATTACTACACTGTTCAAGCATACGATGGCACTTCCCTTGGAACTGCTACGGCTTCACTTGCGGGTGTGGCGCTCACTCCTGGCCAAACCACGCTTTCCAATATGCGGCTTGAAGCGCAACAAAGGTGCAACAAGGAAAACAGCCCGTTCTATACCACGCAGGAATGGAACAGCATGCTGTCGCAGAGTTGGAAAGAGTTCTATGACATCATCATCCAAAAGTTTGGTGATGATTATTACATTGCGCCGCCCTATACCTACACGACAACGGGAACCATTGATCCTACCTATCAAGCGCAAGTGTTTCCCCTTCCCCCGGACTTTTACAAGCTGATGCGGTGTGAAGTTGCTTTGAACCCTGCTGATCCAAACTCTTGGATCACTTTGAGGCAGTTCAATGCCATTCAAGCGAACCTGTACAACTTCCCGAATGTTTACACGTTCTATGGCATCACCAATTTGCGCTATCGCTTGTGGGGAACGAACCTGCAAATTGTGCCGATTGCTTCTGCGGGGCAGACTATCCGCATTTGGTATTCGCCGCGCCCGAAACAGCTCTTGAATGATCAAGACATCATTGACTGCATTTCCGGCTTTGAAGAATACATTG